CAAGAAGAAGAAGCCTCCTCATTCGATAGTAAGATCAACGACAAACTGACCTGTCATCACGATACCTGTTCCCGTTCCAGGTGTCATCGTAATAGTGTGATTATCTATTGCCACTGCTGCTGTTCCAACACTTCCAGCAGAAGTCGAGGTCAAATCACTGAAGTTTGGCACAGTACCTACTGTAACTGCACTACCTGGTGTGGCATCTCCTTCCACATAGGATTGTGCGAAACTAAACGCTTCACCACTGGTAGCTTGCGTGGCAGAAGGAAATGAGATACTGGGCACTCCATTAGTCGCAGAACCAAAACCGCCTAATGTAGCTGCTGAATTTGAGTCCACAGTTGTCACATTGTTACCGCTTATGCTGTATGACGATCCAATTTTATCAGCCGTACTAGCTGCCGAAAGCGATTCAAACTTTACACTGGATGATATGGAGTGATTCATGTCCGCATAAGCTGGTGCTGACATGAGAAATAAAAATGGAAGTAGCTTTTTCATTTTTTAGGTTTAGGGTCAATAACTTCTGCTCCCTCGATGCGAATGGGAGTAATTACCCTTATAGTCTGAACCATACCATTTTCTGTGGCAACCTTGTCGTCTTTCTTATTACCTTTTTTAGCTTGCTCCAGCCCAAAGGAACTAAGTGCGGTTGCCAACAAGCTGGCGGGAAAAGTTATATCCTGCTTTTCTCCCGTTGTAAGACCTGGGATCTTAGGCAAATAGTTACTCGTAACGAGAAGGCCACTCCAAAAAACTACCAAAAGCCTAACTGCGACTGAGATATACTCGAATTGTTCTTCTTTATCTTCAAACTTTTCTTTTATCTTATCCATCATACCTTTTTTCTCTTCAGCCATGGAATGTAATATCTCTTGTTATATAGTAGCAATTTAGCTATGTTTGGGAAGTAACACATAAAAACGATGGTAAAAATTCTAAAACCTATTCTTTTACTTTTTATCAAATCTAAGGCAATGAAGAGATTGATAATGGATCTGTTAAAGGCAATAGCCAAGCAAACGGACAACAGTATAGACGACCAGGCAGTGGCTTTTATTGAATCCAGGATGTTCCCAGGATCTACTACAAATCTCCAGTGATATGAGAGATAGAGGCTTTATGAAAATGATCTTCGGCAATTTAGATCCCGAAACAGAGTTAACAGTAGAGCTACGATGCAGGGAAGTAAAGGCTTGTAATGATATAGACAAGATAAAAGCTTTTTGTATTGACCTTATGAAAAACCATGCAAAAAGTGAAGCTGTACTATCTCATGCACTGCTTCGTTTAGTAGAACTAGAGGTAGCCTTATCTGACCTAAAAGCGAAAGAAAAAGCAAGAGAAAAATCTAATCGTCTAAAATTGCTGCTTCAACGTCTGCGTGAGAAAATTGACTAAGCAGTTTTTTCTGTATTTGGTTTATTTGAAAATTATATTTAGTTAACTCTAGTTTTTGTTTAACGGACAATTCATAGTTACCTTCGTATGTAACATGGGCTGTGTAGTTATCTTTTATAGTTATATGATGCTCTACTCCTCTAAGAGTGTGATCTAAGAAGGTTCGCATAAGTTGTTTACACTTCCAATCTCTTATCTTTTTAAGGTTACGCTTGTCCTGTGTACTTCTTGGGATAATTGGTTTCATGCTTTGTTAGCTTTCCTACCTTCAATTCTTTTACGTACAGATTTCTGCCATACAACTTTATCTTCTGCTTCAGCCATATCATAAACAGACTTAGGGTATGCTCGCTCCAATTCTGAGTAGATCAAGTTTCTAACCCAGGCTGTAGCTTTGATACCCTCTTTATCTGCCAACTCTTGAGCCAAATTAGCTCTATTTGGATCGACTAATACTTGGAAGTAAGTTTTGTTGCCGTGAACGATAGCCATGAAATAACCTGTCTTGTACTACTCTAGCACAAAACCCGAAATAAGCAGCTAAATATACTAAAAACCTTCGGGTTTATTTAATTTAACTTTAGGTTTTTTCTTTATAGGTCTACGCCTTCTAACTTTTGTTTTTGGATTTTTACCTATATACTCCATAAAGACATTAGGCATCTCTCCAAATTCAGTGGTTCTTTTACTCATTAGTGCACCTCCCTCCATGTTTTACCTATCTGTACTTCTGCTAATGCAGGTATTTCACCTAACCATAGAGATTCAGATAGTTCCATAACTTCTTTCAGTGTTTTAGCCCACTCTTCTGCGTGTTCTTCACGAACCAAAAGAAGTATCTCATCATGCACTGCTGCTGCAATCTTTACAGTGTCCTCACCAGCATCTTTGACCTTAGACCATATCTTTCCAAGTGCACATTTAAGAATAGCTGCACCTGCACCTTGTATGGGTGTGTTACATCTAACGGTAATTCTGTTAAGATCACCTTTTAGAAATCTTCTCATGCCAGATACAGGAACTCTAGTCTCAGCCCAGTCATCATCTTTAGTCTCTTTTGCTTCAAGATAATTCTTACTCTGCCAATCTCGAATACCGCTATAGGCATTTAGCCAGTTGTCACGAACTTTACCTGCTTCATCAAGCGTCATCAATACCCCACTGCTACCTGCGTAATTACGTAGACCTTCCGAACCAGCTCCATAAAGTAAACCGAAGTTCGCTGATTTAGCTATCTGTCTATCACAACCCATCTGCTCGGCAGTGTAATCATGTAAATCTGCACCATCTTTAAATGCTTTTATCATGTTCTTATCATTGGCAAGTGCAGCAGCCAGTCGTAACTCCATCTGAGAGAAGTCAGCATCAACTATCTTCCAACCTTCTGGAGCTTCTACACACTGTCTGAACTCAGAATCTCTAGGTATCTGCTGATTATTGGGTTTGATACTGGACATTCTTCCTGTATCTGCCCCAAGTTGCATATAGGATGCTCTAACAAAACCATCATCGGCCATCTTTTCCTGGATGCTGGCAAGCATCTGTCTACGCTTCTCTGTCTTTTTCCAGTTCATAAGTGTCTGGATCGCTTCAGAATCAGCAGCACATTTACGCAACGCTTCTCTAGATACAGATTTTTTACCCTTACTATCTGTGGGTGAATACTTCAGTAATATCTCCAGCTTTTCCAGTAATTGCTTAGAGCTTTTTATATTGAAGCCTTTGTATTTTTTAGTACCTAAACGAATAGATCCTTCGTCTTTCGCACGTAAATTAAACTCTCCATCTTCATCCCGTGGTAGTTTCTGATCTTCTGGTAAAGCATTGTCTAACTCACGTATAAACTCTTTACCCATTTCTTTAGCATCATCTTCATAATCTATAAGACATTGCTCTAGTGATTCTTTATTCCAAGGTAAACCAGTTCTCCACATCTGAGCCATAGCTGGAAGTGCATTACACTCCAAAGTAAAAGCCTTGCCTAATCTTGCTGCTGCAATCTTGTAGTTTAATGTGGCATCAAGTTCAAGTAATACTTCAATATCAGTAGCAGCATACTCAAGCTGTTCTTTAGTTAGTTTTTCTAAACTCCAGTCTGATCTCTGCTGTTCTTTAGATACTTCTCTATTTAAGTGACGCAAAGCCACATCAGCTAAACCATGTTTAACTTGAGGAATACCATTGGTAAGTAATCTGCTGGCTATCATGCTGCACCTAACAAGACCACTTGGGTAGATGTCATGCTCCTGCAACCAGCCAAGATCAAACACTGCATTATGAGCAAGCCAGTGTCTTTTCATACTGCCAAAGAAACGTATAAGATAATCCCAGTCTTTATCCACTAGGTCAAAGCAATCTATCACCACTATGGATCGTGATGAATAGCTGCCTAGCTGAAGCAGACGTAACTTACCTTTCTCTGGTTGTAGTTGTAAGGTTTCAGTATCAAACGCAATGCTGTGTGCTGTATGAAGTCTGTAAAGTTCTTTAATACCGTAATATACGGTGTAATTTTGTGAGGCCATGGAAGGACCAAATAAACTGCATTACTACTGTAGCACAATAAATTTAAACTGCATAGTGTTTTCTAATATAATCTGGTATTTCACTATGCAAACCTTTAGCTTGTAGTTCTGAAACCAGGCCAACCCACTTCAATCTGTATGCACCTGTTACCTCTTTGTAAGACTGTCCTAAATAAATACGTCTGCAAGTTTGGTAATCAATATGCCAGGTGCTAGGAATATGAATTTTCAGTAGATGGGCCAGTGAATACTTAGCAGTCTTATTGTTGTTTTTATAGTGGTTATTTCTGTGCCATTTGAATATAAAATCCAGTAGGCAACTAACTTTACCCTCATCTATCCTAGATCGTACTCTTCTAGCTTCTCTTTCTGGTGTTTTGTTTTTCCAGTTGAGAGGTGCTTCCTGTTGAGTAGGCAATACAGTCTTGCTTAATTTTACAGGTATAGTCATTTCAACTACAGGTTCAGCAGCTACAGCTACAGGTGCTGGCTCTTCAGTCTTTTTTGAATGAATAGCTTTTAATTGTTCATTACTAAGAGGCTTTACATTTATTTCTCTAGATATATGAGAGAACTGATCTTTTGTTAATGTAATAATCCATTTGTTAATAACATCGTCATTCTCTTGTTGAAAAGATATGTTAATTAAATTATTTTTTTCTTCAACTTTGGTTACTTTACCATCCTCAAAGTTTACTTCTGATTTATTAGTCAGAATCTCTGTATGCCTTAGTTCCATAAATATTTGTGCTTTTGGACTTCTATTAATCTAGCACAGCAGTAGATTATGTCCAGCTATTAATTCGTTTTTCTAACAAATCTGTATTAATTACAGTTCTAACATCTACATCAAGTCCACAATTTATGGCTGTCATAATCTGATTATTCATTTCAGTTATTGAGTAGTAATCAATCTGAGTTACACAGTGCACTTTACCCAAAGTATCATATTCAGTGAACCTAACAGTAGCTATTGGACCGTCTTTTGGAGCATATAGCTTCTGGATAGTGAGGCTTACATTTCTGGTGTGCATAGCTATTCTTTTACGTATTGAAGTTGTGGGGGTATAGGTAAATTATATCTTTCTAAATATACTTTACACACATAAGGTTTGTAAAAACCTACTTTATATCTGCCCTCTGTATCTTTTATAATGTCATAGCCTAGTTCTCGGCTTAAGTTAGATAACTCACCTCCAAGAACTTTATTACTTTGTAAATCTCTAGAAAAACCACACATTGTTGCAAACATAAGAGCAGTCAATCTACCCTTACAATCTTTTAAATTTTGAACTTCCTCGTAAACAAAAGCTAGTTCTTCCTCTAGCTCTGCACACTTTTTATCTGTCTGATCTACTTTGTAATTAAGAATTTTATTATCATTAATTACGTTAGCCAGTACTTTATCGTGCATTGCAGCAGCCCGTACTATCAGCTCCATATTCTCTTCGTGTTTGTTAGACATACGATAAGTTTTCTCCTACTTTAGTACACTAATAACTATAAGTCTATAAGTTTATTTTTGCCTTCTAAATCGTCTCTCATTATATCTATCTTTTCATCACTATTTACCTTACTAACTCCATCAATTCCCCAGAATTTTTCACAATCCTCTATATACCCACGGGGGTCTGTGTATAAAGGTCCTTCCGTTCCAACGGAAAGGGTTTCAACAACATTGGGCTTTGTAGAAAGGTCCTCTTTGTATAAAGTCTCCTGACTATTATCTGGACTTTTTACAATCTCTGGCTTTTTACAATCTTCATTGTTCTTCAAATCAGTTCCAGTATCAGGGTTTTCTACTTTATACACACTATTACGGGGTGTCAAGGAAAACTGTCCTTTTTTGGTCTTTCCTATGGCTCTATAATACTTAGCAGGTCTACCCCCTGTTTTAACGTCTGATGGTGGATCACATTCATAAATTAATTTCTGGTCTGATAGTTTATTAAGGCTATAAACTATGGCACGTTTCTTGTGCATACCTCCAACAAAAGCATCTTCAACTAAATCTTTAACACACCATGCTTTATCTTCTTTACGCATAAGTTTAAGAATATCAATCGTATGCTGGTTAGGTGAATCAAGCACCCTTTCATTGGTTCGCTCAGGTGCAGGGTTAATCGTATAAGAATAATCAGGCAATAAAGTAAACAACATCTTCAATCCTTCCCTATCTTCTCTTGATTTTTCTATAGTTACCATTCTTGTATTTTGTGTAACTCCCATTTCAGCAGCATCATTCATAGATAACTTACGCATATTCCAAGTTTCATCTACAGCATTTTTAATAGCACTCGTACCTCTGAACTTACCTTCCTTTGTATTGTGGTGAATAATAACTATTGAACAAGCAGGAAAGTCCTGACCATTTCTTCTAACTAATTTTTTGATAGGTAGAGCATACTCTCTCCTGTTTTCTTCGTATGGGTTGCTGTCATTACAACCATCCAAACTATCAATAACAATAAGATCATAAGCGTATTTCTTTTGCATCCTTTTAAATCTTGCATACCACTGCATATCCCACTCAGTAACTACCTTTACATTCTTATCGCAACCAATTAATTTCATCTGCCTACGTAGTATTCTCTCGTTCTGATCCCCATTCAACCAGAGAACTTTACCTACTGGTACGTTTACCAAACTTCCATAAACATTAAAATCTTTACCCTGTCCAATATGTTTAGCCAAGGTCTGGCACATAGCAGTTTTACCAGTACCACCATCTGCATGAACTAATAAAGTCCAAGGTTTTGGTAGCAATCCTGGAATCAAATACTCAAAGGGTGTGTCATCTAACTCATCAGGTGTAAGAGGCTTTTGTCCTTTAGTCCTCTTAAACATTTCATGTTTATCAATTATCTGTTCAATAATTGCAGCATTGGCCCGCTTACATTCCATCGCCAATTTATGCACAGCCTGATCGTGCATAGCTGGATCTTCATTTTCTGGATTAGCGTCTATCTCGTAGTAACGCCTAATAATGTCTGCACCATCTGGTATATCTTCTTTGTATTTAAGAGGAATAGCTTGTACTTCATCAATAATTTTATCTAAACCAGTATGCTTAAATCTTTTTCTATCTGGATCAGCGTCATCTGCTAAATCAATAAGGTGAGACATATTATATCTAGCACCATCGTTACGCCAAGCTGCATACCATCTTCTTTCGCAGGGATCTTCGCCATTCTCCCAGCAGTGCTCATAATCTGGATCTTTCTTTGACCACTCTCTCCATAAATTAAGACCCTCTTCATTAGGCAATTCATTATTAATCATTGCCCCGATCTCCCACCAATAGTCTTCACTATTTGGGCCAGTGTATTTAATAACACTTAAACAACCAGTTATGATGGCAACTTTCTCTTCAGTGGATCGTTTAGACCATCTATTATCTACATACTTTATATTTACGTCTTGATGTTTTTTCTTATACTGATCCTTCATACGAGATAGCAACCATTCTGGAGCATCTGGTACTTCAAACAAACTACCTTCTAATTTATACTTTCCTTTTCCTACATTCTCTTTATAGTATTCACCAGCTATTACACCCTGTCCTCCCCATAAAACTTCCCATCCTTCATGTCCAGCAGCAGTATGGCTTATGGAATCTACCTCAGACCAAAGTTCTTGTGGTACTTTAAATAAAAATTTTGCAGCGTTTTTCTTTAATGAAGTTACCTTTGGAGCGTGTTTAAGATCCTTTCCCCACTTTTTATTTATTGCACCTAAGTTTTTATCTACATCAAATATCACTAGACCATCTGATCTCTGTCCAGTGAATACACCAATGGCTTTATACTTATCTGGTTCGTTTTCAATCATCAAAGCAGAGTCGCTTGCTGATAGTTTCTCTCTCCACGCTTTACCGTAAGGAACCTTACCATCAGAAAAAGTATCTGGTCTGGAATTATCTTTTTTAGGAAGTAGTACTCCTTGTGCGTATATAGGACAAGTTACCCAGTTATCAGGGATTTGTGGAATAAAACTTTTTTTACTCATGTGCTAGAATACCTACTGAAACAGTTTGTTTTTAAACCCTCAAGGTTCACCGATCTTGGGGGTTTTCTTATTGTAACCTATTGCCATTCATTTGTCATTGTGCTACATTAAAAGAGCAATTAGACTTTTAAGTCACTACGCAATTATGCCTTTTGTTTCAAAAAGAGCCAGTGAAGATGCTTCCAACTCTGGAAGTTCTAGAGACGGCTACCTAAATCCACACAACTTAGATGATGGCGACAAAGTTCGCTTCAGTCTACTCCAAGAAGCACCTTGGGAATGTTTCTTGTTATGGGGTCATGAAGATGGCAACATAAAAGCTAAAAAACCATTCAGATTTGCTGATGATCCTAGCCCAGAGGATATAGACCATAAACTTGGTGAAAAGTATGTAAGACCATTGAATAGGGATGGTAATGCACCTGAGCCAGTTAAGTTAGAGCAATGTGTGGCTGTTTACAACCACGAAATGGAAAGAGTACAGGTTCTAGCCTGGACACAGAAAACCATTACAAGTGCTTTTGATGCAATCAGTCAACTAGAGGATTATGAAGATTCTTTCCTAGACATTGATTTCATCCTATCTCGTAAGGGTACAGGAACTAATACTGAGTACAACCTTACACCTCTCAACAGAAAGAAAGGCTTGACTACCACTATTGATGAAGAGTGGGCAAAGGTCAAAAAGACTTTCAAACTAGAAAGACTCCTAGATGGTGGTGATCCATTCAAAGAATCTGACTAACACACTAAATCTGGGGTCACATAAGTTGACCCCTTTCTTTTTTATGGTATTTTAATAATGGGAACGTGTATTTATTATCCATTCATGGGAACGCTAGACAAACAAAATGCCTTAGCATCTCTCAGAAAGTGGACCCTAATTCAAGACAACAGTGGACCGTATAGAGTATATAGGGATGAAAAGAACAATGTATATTCCAGCGTAACTCACATACTTAAAGAAACCGCACCCCAAGAATCTAAAGATGCACTTGAAAGATGGATTAAACGACCTGACTCAGAAATGGAACGTGACGTTGCCTGTGAACGAGGTCGACTATCACACTCTCATGCCGAGTATATCCTCAAACTCGCTTCAAAGTTTGCTAGGCAAAGTGCTAATAAACGGAATATCTGGCGTACTGGATCGGATGGACTCGAAAGATGCCCAAAGAAAGTCACACAATGGAGCCTTTCAAAGGCAGCTCAATCTGCCCCGAAGGTTGCATGGTCAGCCAGTGGCTACGCCAGAGGCTTACGGTCTTTCATCCTGGAACGTGTAACCGCCATTCATGCAGTTGAATTTTCGGTATATAAAGAAGGTTTTGGGTTTGCTGGTACAGCAGACGCTCTACTGGATATTGACGGAGAAGGCCCATTCATTGTTGACTGGAAAACAGCCAAAGAAGCTAGGTCAGACCAGATGGTAGAACAGTTCTGTTGCCAACTTGGAGCGTATAGTCTAGGACTAAAATCCCTCACCCATATTGAACCTAAATATGGAGCTGTAATAATTGCCAGACGATCTGGTAAACCACAGATAAAAATGTTAAACCGCCTCGAACTCATAGGAGCTGAGACGGAATTTTTAAGACGCAACGAGTTGTATCAGAAACAGTTGGAACTGGTTACTGTTTAGAATATTTACCTTTTTTAATTTTCCAATCGTATTTATTTATAAGAGCATTACAGTGTACACACCCCAGTGCAGACCACGCTAAATGATAAATAGTAGCAGTCTTATTGCATTTGGGGCAGAGAATCTCTGCACCCGAATAGCGTTTACACTTGGAATACCTAGTAATTGGAACGTAACTATCCATATTGCACCTCTATCGGATTATTAGATTTGAAAATAAAATCAACATAAATTTCTTTATCTTCATCATATTCCCAATCTAGTCTAACTATTCTGATAAATTCATTTTCTAAGTAAGCAGTGGGTTGCTCATCTTCAAAAAACATAGAATGACTTTCCTGTTCTTCATCACAGGCATGCCCTACAACTAAGTAATAGATACCAGTTTTATTCCAATTTGGATCGCTAGTCATAGTCTGTCTCCATAGGATAATCTTTATCTTCAACAAGAATTGAAGATTCAAACACATTTGGATAAACCCCAGTATCCTCTAAGTACTGGATCGCATCATCCTCACGCTGGCTGTCCAGTGCAGATTGGTGGTTGTGCATAAATGAATCCATAATCATACCTTTTTATAAAGTTTTAAGTGATTTGAGTAATTTTTAGCTGCATCCGTATAATTTTGATTATCTTCAGCAGTAGTAGTAGGTTTACCTAACTTGGTGGCATAGCTCTGGACTATATCCCACAGGTTATCCAGTATTACCTGTTTACGATCTATTTTCTTTTTTGGATCGTTACTTTTTTCAAGTTCCCACATGTATTCTTTCTCAGCCTCAGCGTGGTATCTGTAGCCAGTGGACTCTGGAACTTTGAAATCTACGTGTAAAATATCTACAATATCCTTACGGCATAGATATTTCTCTGGAGGATTCTTTTCATTTTCTCTAAAAATGTCAAGAATAAAATCAATAGCTTTTTTCTTATCCATTATTAAAGTCAATGTATTTTTTAAAAGTAGGCTCGAAAGCATTTAAGAGAATAGTCTTGTTATCTGGATCGGCTAAAGAGTAACAACAAGCTAGAGCCTGTATAAAACTACCCCCGAACCTATCCATATTTTGCAGGGCGGTGTAAATGTCGTATTTATTCATTAACTTATTTCCTCATTATCTAATTCTTGGATCGTTGGCTCTCTCCAAAATCCTACACTGGATGTTGATAGTAAATTATCATTATCTATTGAACATTCAATGCCAAATAGTTTACATTTCTCAACTGATTTACCATCGAAGTACTGTTCAACCCTTTCAACATTAATAGGGTAGTTGTCCTCAGCAGTCCAACAGTCAAAACAGGCTAGTTTAGCCTCAGCCATTGTACTGGCCTCGACTTCAAAGGTCTCAATCATAATATTATGAGTGACAACCTTAAATAATTTCTTGGGTGTGTCCATAATCGGTGTTTAATAGAACATCCATAATGTAGCACAGAAAAAGTATTTTATCAATTCTCACTGATAATTCTGAGAATTTGACATTCATTATATTAGCGATAATTTAAAAACATAAATAGTTTACTGGATCGAACAATGTTAGTAAAAAGTCATTCATTATTTACCGCAAAGTCAGTGACCATAAGAGGCTCTGATATATTCTTTTTACTTTGCGTACTTCAGAAACAGATGTCCAATCCTAATACTAGCAATAATTTTAACTATAGAACAGAGGTATTATTGGATCGTATTATTGCTGATATAAATTTTAAGCGTATATAGTGTTGACATTATTGTGCTACACGTGTATTGTGTTTATTGTAAGCATATTTCACCTTAAAAATGCAATCATTCGATCTATCAGTTCTCAATCAGAGAATTAATCAACTCAATCCAGAGTCTAATATGGAACCGCTACGCTTCGGTTATCAGGCACAGTCCAACGAAACAAGGATGCCACACAGTGGTCTAGTAAATCCTAACCTCTCACATTTTGAAAATTTTGAGAAATTCGGATTAAACTTTGACCCTTATGCTGTTGAACTATTCCACAATATGGGAATAGATGAGGATAATGAACTCAAAATCAATGGTACGTATAATGTCACAGGTTATGAGGCCAGAGATCAGCAACTATGCAAAGGCTACAAAGCAATTATCAATTCTAATACAGGTAAATTACTCGGAATAGGTAAAAAAGGTTGGACACCTTTAAATAATTCTGTAATTAGGGATATTGGAGAAAAGTATGTTAAGGCTGGTATCTTAACTTTAGAATCTATCACCTTACAGAATGGTGGTGCTGACTGTATCATCCAATATGCAATTAATGGAACTGAAACAGACATCAGAAAAGATGATCCAGTTAAGAGGCGTGTTGCATTTATCAATAGCTTTTCTCAAAGTACATCATTTATGTGTAGCTTCTATGATATACGATTGGCTTGCTTTAATCAGATGCAATCAGTACGTAAGGATGGTAAAAACATAGTGATTAAACATACATCCTCAATAGAAAGGTTAGTAAAAGCATTACCAGATCATATCGACTGGGCACGCTCTGATTTTACTACCACAGTTGCTCAGCTCAGAGAACTTGATAAAACAAAGGTTAGCGAAACAGATTTAAAAAATGTGTTTCAGTATGCCTATCAGGATAAACTTAGAGGCACTATTACTGAGAAAGATGGAACTGTTAGAGCTAAAAAATACACTGATCTAGACAGAGAATGGTCAGCAGTCCAACGTCAGTATAAAAAAGAAGCTAGTAACCTAGGCAATACAGCGTATGCGATTCATCAGGCTATCACTCATCACCAATGCCACACTGAGGGTAGGACTAACAGCCCTGATTCAATCAATGCCTCTAGAATCAGATTCAATAACTTAATAAATCCTACTGGATCGAACAGTCAGAGAATCAATAGATCACTTGAAAAATGTCTAGCCTTGACAGTCTAGTTTATCCTGTGCTACATTAAGGGGGTTAATCACCCCCATTACAAAAATGACTGATTCATCAGACACCTGTTCACTACTTAATCCAGTTCCATTTCATAGAAATCAATTGAGATATAAAGGTTCCATATATGCTACAACAACAGAACTGTTGTCTATGTTTGGTATGCCCATACCTCATAGATCCACTGATACTAATAAACTGACTTTCATAGAGTGGGAAATTAGTTTTTTAAATATCTGGATACAACCCTATTTAGCTGAATTTAATATGGAGGAATATTCCAATAATTTCACCACTAAATACCACTGGATCGTACTTGCTAGACCAGAGGATGATGTGGCCTTTGATGACCTGAGAAAATTTCTTAAGTTTGTTAATGGTCTGGGCAATAAAGACCATTCAATAATGGGCAGCCCAGCAGCTACAGTCTTATTAAGAGACTTACGTGATACAGTTAAGAAGTAGCACTTTTTAAAACTTAAAAGGTATAAACACACCTGAGCATAATTAAGATAATAGGTTTTTAACTTATTATCTTTTTTATTTTTGGGGGTTGACAAAGTACTACAATAGTGCAAGACTATATAGTGTAGTACACCAAATTACAAATGACTTTAAACAATGCTACTTCAAAACAGCTCAATTGGATTTTAGACATCCTTACAAATGAGCATACTAAAATGAGCAATTTTGTAGATGAGTTGAGAGGATCGGAACCCTACATGAAACATCCAGAGGTAATGAAACAACACTATAATGTGTATGTTCAAAGATGTCAGGATGAGACAGATGAGCTAGAGCAGATAATAGATCAGGTAGGGGATCAGCTAAACAAATTAAGTGAGGTGTAATCAAATGAGACATCCTAGAACTTTTAAAGAATTAGCTAACCATCCACATGTATCCTCAGCTCATACTGAGGATAATGACCCTCAATGGGGCACAGATTATTGGGTGTATTTAAAATTTCCATATATCAGTCCTATGACAGAGACCCAAACAATCCACGAGTATGGAATGAAAGATACCTTAAGGGAATTTAGGAATAGGGAACTCAACTATGCTTATTTTCTATCAGAGGACTGGGTAGGTAGGAGACCTCAACCACCTGAGCAGAAACAACCTACAGAGGGCCAGCTAGAACTACCTCTGGAACAGATTAAGTATCAGGATGAAAAGAAAGAGTATCAAGATAAACTTTCAGAAATCTGGTCCGACTGTTTTGAGCACTCTATTAAAAATGACCAGAGCCATCTGGATAAACTAATCAGGATTAAAAATGATTATCACAGAGGCATTTTTCCAGACTGGAGGAATTATGAAAAGTATTAAAGAAATTACTGAAGAGTTGCCCATATACTGGGCATCCTACCTCATTAATGGTGACAGCTCTGGATTAGAGGATGATGAGGAAATTTTAATAAAAGATACTCTCGAACATCTGGAACTGTCCAGCTCTCAATGTGTGTCTGTATCAGATGATTATTCATTCAGACGGGGTCGCTCTGATTTACCTGATTTACTGGGTGGAGACTATGCGGTGTATACATTCATTAGCCACTGATTAGGCCACTGATTAGCCACTGATTAGTCAGTGGTTTTTTTTTTTTTTTTTTTTTTTTTTTTTTTTTTTTACAGTCTCAAAATTTTCTCAAATGAGTCTCAAATATCCAGCTGACTGTCTCATGGTGTGTCTCATAGTAAACAGTTAATAATCCTATAATTCTAGAGTGCTACAGGTATGATTCTACCTGACCAAAATAAGGTTAATTTTAGCTATTTTAATAAATCATAAAGTCAGGCTATATCTTAAGTCTCAAGCGATACAGTTAATAATCCTATAATTTAAAATTAGTCCTGATCTGGTGTTGACATGTAGCACAATAGACGCTATATATAAAGAGTATTCTATATTAATTTGATTATGGCCACCCACGCTAAGCACATCTGGCACAATGCCGAACAGATGCACAAAGTAATTAAGGAAGAGACAGCCGCCAACTCTGGATACTTTGACGAGCCACCAGTTAAAAAGGTTGTTATTGAATCTGGTCCAGACGGTAGAAAGAAAGTCTATTATGAAATGCCCCCCAGTCAGTGGGCTGTAGATGTCCTTATTAATGAGGCTAGAAACAATGGAGGGCAGAACTAATGCCAGTTGCAACCTATCCAAATAGATACTGTAAGGACATCAAGCACGGCTGGTGCATCCAGACACAATACGAGGGAGCAACAGATACCTACGGCCCCCGCATATATGCCACATGCCAGAGAGACAGCGACACCCTCTGGGAAATAGCCTTAGAACCTAACAGCGATCTGGAGACAATCGACAACCACAGGAACGCCGCCCAGCTCCTGATTGATAACTGGGATTTTAAGGAGAGATTCCCAGACATGAAAATTTTTGCAGTTGGGTTCAATGGTATTGGCGGTTACTACTTCCTAGTTAATACCCCCGCAGAGTTAACCTAGTTTTTATCTTTATTCCTCACATTATCCCCTTAAACACATGACACGCCTTAGCAACAGCCACCGCCCCCAGAGATCAACAGGCCCCCGCCCTCAAATCAAAGCTTATACACTGGCCCTGTCGCTGGTCTCACTGGTGCTGGCTAGTGCCTACACTGGAGCGTCTCCACAATATGAGCAATGCCTGAGGGAGGCCACAACCAGCCGCCAACAGACCGAGTGCCACCTGATCCACTTAGGAAGATAGACCGCCCAGCGTAGCCCAGAGAGGCAACACCGCCCAGCCCTCACCCCCCACCGCACAGGGGGGCGGGTTTTTATTTTGTAAAAATTTTTGTAGATGATGGGGAACCTACTGATAAATCAAGGCATAATTTGATTATGTACTACAATATTATTATACTAAACTACTACAATAGTGTCAACTAATCTTTCTTTTCTTCTACCTTAATTGATAGTTGTGGAGTTTTAAGGTTGATGGTCTCTTCACTCTCCCCTAGTACTTTACCCAGTGAATCCAGTATTTGGGCAGCAGTCTGGTACTGTCCTCTCCTAACAGCCTTGTTAAAAAGGTTCATTCTCATTCCCTGGAGTCGCCCAATCATCTTCTCCCTGTCTTTGTTCCAGTCCTCATCGTTCCATACCTTTACCTGTTTCCAATCTTCCCATGCTGTCCACACTGAAACATTCTCCTTAGCTGCATGATCCAGTACTAACTGTCTTGTAGTTAAACCTTCTATCTGTCTTTTATACAACTTTTGCTGTCTTGCTTCTATAACTGCTCGACTATTACGCCTTCCTGATATACCAAGACCTTCTTTTGTTTTAGGTGCATTTGGATTGTCTGCGTTTGGGTGAAAGTATGCTTGAGCCACGGACTAAATTGATACTATTTATTTGCATGATAACCCTAAATGTAGTACTTAGTCGACAAAATTAGGATAAAAAGTCAAATTTAAGCTATTCTTTACTACATGAGTGCAGCTACAACCGAAAATTTAACGCTTAGATGGGCACAGGGGGAGGTGTTCAACGCACAAAACAGATTTAGAGTCCTGGTAGCTGGCAGAAGATTCGGAAAATCCTATCTCTCCTGTATAGAACTGGTAAAAGCAGCAATAAACCGCCCTGGCGAAACTTACTTCTACTGTGCCCCCACCTACCGCATGGCAAAAGACATCGCCTGGAAAGAACTAAAGAAACTCGTACCAAGAGAATGGATACAGTCTAAAAACGAAACTGATCTCAAAATAGAACTAATCAATGGATCGTTAATCGAACTCAAGGGCACAGAAAACGCAACAACCCTGCGTGGCCGAAGCCTAGCTGGAGTAGTACTCGATGAGGCAGCCTTCATGGATGCAGAAGTATGGTTCGAGGTAATCAGACCTGCACTTGCAGATAAACAAGGCTGGGCACTTTTTATTTCTACACCAGATGGCACAGCCTCCTGGTTTTACGATTTATGGTGCTACGTTCCACAGGATGAAACAGGTGACTGGAAACGCTGGAGTTTCACCACCATTGAAGGGGGCAATGTTGCAAAAGAGGAAGTCGAAGCAGCCAAGGCTCAGCTAGACCAACGAACATTTAAGCAGGAGTTCGAGGCCAGCTTTGAGAATCTCACGGGTCTCGTTGCAGTCTCATTTTCAGACTCCAATGTTTCTGAAGAGGCAAATGACCTACAGTTCCTTCCACTCATTCTGGGAGTCGATTTTAACGTAGATCCACTTTGCGGAATCTGTGCAGTACGCCACCAGAACTATTTATATGTATTTGACGAGATAATTCTTACTGGTGGAGCAACAACTTGGGATTTTACAGAAGAAGTAATAAACCGATACGGGGTAGACAGACGAATAATTGCCTGTCCTGACCCTACAGGTGCAGCCCGAAAAACAGCAGGAGTAGGTTCAACTGACCATAACATCCTCCGAAGAAGCGGATTTACTGTTTCATCACCTAAAGCACCCTGGAAAATACGTGACAAAATAACCTGTGTAAACACAGCACTATTTGATGCAGCCGAAGAAAGACGCACACTAATACATCCAAGATGTAAAGAATTAATAAAAGCACTCAGAACATTAACTTATGCACCCAATACAGGCTTACCTAACAAGAATCTGGGGGTTGACCACGCTTTTGATGCTTTCGGATATTTATGTTTACAACAATTTAATCTTGTAAAACCAGAGACATTAGGGCAGACTGGGTTTAGAATATATTAAGATACCTAATTCTTACTATGCCTTATCACACTGGGATGAAAAAGAAGAAGAAAAAGAAGAAGGGAGGTAAAAAACGTGGCGAATGTTCCTGTAAATAAAGCGTTATACTCTAGGGTAAAGTCAGAGGCTAAACGCAAGTTTGCTGTTTATCCCTCGGCTTACGCTAACGCATGGCTCGTAAGAGAGTACAAAAAGCGTGGTGGCACTTATCGTTCTGGTACTAAAAAACGTGGCAAAAAGTAGCGGAGGTTTAACCCGTTGGTTTAAAGAAAAATGGGTAGATGTTAAAACTGGAAAGCCCTGTGGCCGATCAAAAGGCGAAAAACGAGGCTATCCAGCTTGCCGACCTAGTAAACGAGTCTCAAATAAGACACCTAAGACTACTGGAGAGATGTCAAGTAGTGAAAAAGCAAGGTTTAAACGTGAAAAAACTGGTAAAAAGAAGATAACCTATCAACATAGGCGTAAAAAAACTACCAAAAGGAAGAAAAAATGACTAAAATCACAGATGAAATGCTTGACATCATCGAAAAAGTTAAGGGAAAGCGAAATCCTGCTCTCTGGGACCCCAGATGTGAACAATATATGAGAAATAACACCAAAGGTACTGTAAAAAAGTCAACTACAAGTTAAACTATTTATAAATACTCTTTTTTCTTAGAATAATGGCATTTTTTCGTGGCGAAGAAGGCTCCGTAAAATTTAAAAACGGATCTGGAACAACTGAAGCAATCGTATCAACTACAGCTTGGTCACTTGACATAACAAAAGATACGCTAGACGTAACAGCTCATGGAGCTACATCAAGAGCTTTTGTGGGTGGTCTTATCTCTGGATCAGGTTCAATAGACTTCTTGTACACAGCAGCCAGTGGAAACGAAACTGCAAACTTACTAGCCGATGTTTTAACCACAGAAGATGCTGGTGACGCACAGTTTGAACTATTTTTAGATACTTCTGGTAGTAAAAAGGTAAGTTTTTCTGGAATTGTTACAGGAACAACCTTATCTGCCTCAACAGGAGATCTTGAAACAGTAAGCGTAAACTTCCAAACTTCTGGTGCTATCACCAACGCTGCATAATGCCAAAAGGTTCTTACTCAGGCAAACAACGTAAACTGGCTAGGGTTGCTCCTCCTAGAGACAAGATTACGGGTGCTGATTTTAAAAAGCTACGTTCTAAGAAAAAGAAAAAGAAGTGAAACTTACTCCTCGTCAAAAAACTTTATTATCTAAGCACTCTGAGCATCATAGTGCAAAGCACATGGAGTTTATGAAAAGACGTATGAGAGCAGGAGATACTTTTACTCAAGCCCATAAAAAGGCACAAGCAAAGGTAGGTAAATAATGGCTAAACGTAAAGGAGTAAGTTTATCTGTAGGTCGAGGCGAAAAATCTAAAAAGGGTGGTCTTACTGCTAAAGGTCGTGCAAAATACAATCGTGCCACAGGCAGCAACCTTAAAGCACCTGTAACTGAAAAGAATCCTACAGGCAAAAGAGCAGCAAGAAGAAAAAGTTTTTGTGCTCGTATGAAAGGAGTTAAAGGTCCAATGAAAGATAGTAAAGGCAGACCAACTAGAAAAGCATTAGCATTAAGGAGATGGAAGTGCTGACATGACTTATGCAATCCCAGGCCCAATAAGAACTAACATTGTCTCATCTACTTCTGTAGGTGGGCCAGACAGTCCTTTTACTCGCACGAGGGCTGTCCTAGATATGATGAAAGGCTGGGAAATAATGAAAGCTGTAAGCGAAGGAACAGACTACCTACGAACAAATAGCGAAGCATTTTTACCTTTAGAACCAAGGGAAGATTACGATGCCTACTTAGCAAGAGTAAACAGAGCAGTATTTAGCCCATTTACACAGAGACTAATCAGAGCAGCAGCAGGTTTAGTGCTTCGTAAACCAATAACTTTGACAGGCGATCCATACTGGACAGAGATGTTCAAGATGGATGTAGACGGTTGCAAATCAGACTTAGACGAATACGCAAGAAGAATATTAATGTGTTCTCTTACATACGGTCAAAGTCATATACTCGTAGACTATCCTGCACCATCAGGAGCAGTAAGTCTTGCGGAAGAACGCTCTCAAAACCGTAGACCCTACTGGATTGAAGTGGATCCGACAAATCTTTACGGATGGAGACTGGACAGAGAATCAAATTATGGAAACTTAGTCCAAGTACGCATAGGAGAAAAAGCTGTATTACCTGATGGACAGTTTGGTGAAAAGGTTTTCGATCAGGTAAGAGTAATCGAACCAGGAAAATACAGAGTATTTCGCAAAAAAGAACAACTAGAAGAAATGTATGACGTTTCTGATAACAGTACTACAGGCCAGTTTGAAGTAGGATCATCTGAAAAAGACTACAGACAGGTAGAATCAGGCAATTTTTCTCTAGGTGAAATACCATTAGTAACAATATATGCAGGTAAAACAGATAATTTAGTCAGCAAACCACCCCTCCTAGACATCGCATACTTAAATCTTGCACACTTTCAGAGACAAGCTGACTTAATTCACAGTTTGCACGTTGCTTCACAACCATTATTAGTGATGGAAGGTTATGACGATCAGACCAAAGACCTTGCTATATCTGTAAACTACGCAATGGCTACACAACCTGGCAACAAAGTTTACTATGTAGAGCCAGCTTCCAGTGCTTTTGATGCACAATCAGCAGAGATAAAAGAATTACAGATGCAGATGGCAACACTCGGAATCAGTACATTATCACAACAGAAATTTGTAGCTGAATCAGCCGATGCCCGTAGGCTAGATCGTGTAGACACCAACTCCATGCTTGCAATGGTATCTATGGAACTAGAGCAAAAACTACAAAAAGCCTTCAATCTCTCAGCCGAGTATGTTGGAATCGAGCCACCAGAAGTAAAGATAAGCAGAGATTTTGATATAGAAAGACTAATTGGACAGGATATTACAGCTTTAACATCACTATTCGATCAACAAGTCATTGATAGAGAGGAATTTAGGGATATTTTAGTGCAAGGTGAAGTTTTACCAACAGCAAGTGAGGTCAAACCAGAATAAGCTGCTACAATATTAGATAAGTACTAATAAATTATGGCTGGATCACTAGACCATGTTCTGCAACCTGACGGAACATACAAATGGGAAGTAGTAGAACACAAAAAAGAAGCTGATGAAGCTCCTGTTGTCTGCCCTGCTCCAGAACCAAAAGAAACACCTAAGAAAGTTTCAAAAAAGAAAACTGACAGCCCAATCTCTGAATAATTAATGGAATTAGAAGAAAAAGTAATTCAGCCTGAGTCTGTGACCAACGCTGAACAGCCCGTGGCTGAAACTACTTCTCAACCACAAGCACCTAATCTTGATAGCATCAAGAAGCAATATGAAGAACAGGTAGCTGCTGCCCGTAAAGAAGCTGCCGAAGCACAGGAAAAATTTAAAGGCATTAAAGGTAAACTAGATGAAGTCTACAAACAGAAAGAAGAAAAACGTACCAAAGACCTAGAAGAACAGGGTCAATGGAAAACTCTTTGGGAAGAGGCAAATAAAACTGCACAGGATAAAGACCAGCAGATAATAAGTCTTACTCAACAACTAGAGGATCTAAAAAGCTCCAACGAAGTAGCTTCTACAAAGACAACAGCCCTTGCAGCTATTAGCAATGCAAACGCTATAAATGCAGAGCAGATGCTCTCTTTGTTACAAAACAAGTTACAAAGGAACGCTGAAGGAAAAGTCGTTGTCCTAAACGGTGGAGTAGAACAAGACATAAACACTTATCTCACCAGTCTCAAAAATCCAGGTAGTGGCTACGAGCATCATTTCAAACCAAGTTCTGCTGCTGGAATGGGTGCAAAACCAAGCCCTGTAGCAAATGCTGGTGG